GGCCAACGAGTGTAATGGCTGAGGACACTGCACTCGTTGGCCTAGGCGTGCAGCCCATCGACATGATGGGCAAGATGAGCCAGTTGCTGCAAATCAAGCAGCAGCAGCAGGCGTTGGCCGGACAGCAGGCGCAGGTGCAGCAGGAGCAGCAGAGCGCGCGGCAACGCGCGGCGCTGGCTCAATACAAGTGGGGCACCTTGTTAGATGATCGCGGCTTCGTATCTATTGACAAGGCGCTTGACCCGCAGTACGGGCTTGCTGACGCCGCTGGCGATCAATTCCCGGATATTCTTCAAGGCTTGCAGGCCTCGCGCGCTGGGCAAATAGGAGCGCAGAAAAGCCTCTTTGACTTGAACGAAGATCAGCGCGTGGCTGTGGGGCAAATGATTGCTCCGCTATTCACTGACCCTGATATCAATGCAGATCCTAAAGATCCAGAGTTCAAGGAAAAAAATGATCGCGCCAAACAGAAACTGAACGCGGCGCTGATTCAGCTTCATGACACGCATGGCGACTCCATCCTGCCAGCTATCTCCGCTTACTCGAAACCACTCAAGAATGCTCCGCCCGGAGGTTTGCCGGACCAACTGCGAGCGATGCTGCTGCAAACAGAGGACGCATCGAAGCAGGTGGCGTTGCAGCAGCCGACGCTGGTGAATGCCGGCGACAGGCTGGAGGATGTAAACCCGATCACCAAGGGGCGCAGTAAAGACATTCGCCTTGGTATCGCCCCCGGCATGTCCACGATGATTGATCCTCGCACCGGAAACCCGCTCGCGATCAATCAGCAAAGCGGAGCGATTGGGAATCTCGGAGAAGGCTTCCCAGGTGCGCCTCCAAGTCAAGCGCCACAGCATTGGTCGCAGGCGTCGCCTACGCGCCCCGCAGGCATGCCAGCTCCATTTGTGCCTGGGCAGAAAGAAGCCACCGAGACCCAGGCTGCCGGAGTCGCTACGCGCGCGAAAGATGCTCAAGAGAAGGCCGATTCATCGGCGCAGGCCATCGATTCGCTTTCGCGTGCGCGCACGATTCTTGATGGAAATATCGACACCGGCGGCGGCTTTGAAGCCATTACGAAGATGAAGAATGCGTTATCCGGGATAGCTGGTTTCGACAATGCCGGCACTGATGCGAATTCATTAGTGAAAAACCTCGCTCGTTATCAGGCCTCACGCGCGACATCTGTTGGCCTTGGCAATACAGATGCTGCCCGTGAACTCGCCGAAAAAGGTTCCCCCAATACCAAGATCAACAAAGACGCGCTCAAGGGCATCGTCACACAGTCGCTTGCGGTTGAGCAGGCGCTGCTTGGCTTCGCGAAGATTCAGACTGCCTCGAATGACCCACAGCAGTTGATTGCGAACGAACGTGAGTTTCGCTCTACGCCGCATCTGATCCAGGCATACGAGTATGGACTTGCGCGCACGCCAGAGGAAGCCGAAGAGTTTTTGAAGCATCACAACCTAGATGCCGACGATATCGGCAAGTCCCGTGCGAAACTTAAGAAGTTAGGCGCTCTCTGATGGCCTTTGATCCTGACGCCTATCTTGCGGAGAAGATCGCCAAGAGTGGCCCGAAGCCTGCCGCGTTTGATCCAGACGCGTATCTCGAGATGCGCAAGGCGCCTGGTTTCAAGGCGTCGGTTTCAAAGCCTGAAAAATCAAGCACGGCAACATCCTCTGGTTATGGTCGCGGTGGTCGCGCGCCGACTGCTGAAGAAATGGCGCGCCGACGCGAGGCATTCGATCCTGTATCGGCAGTTGTAGAGCCGGCGCTTAAGATTGGCGGTGGCCTTTTAGGTTCAGCTCTTGGTGGGGTTGCTGGCATCGGCACAATTGGAACAAATGCGCTAGGTATCACGAACGCAAGCCCAGCAGATGAGGTAGCGCGCTATCAGGAATTCTTCGACTACCAGCCAAGAACCGAGGAAGGTCAGTTAGGCGCAGATGCGGTCAGTGCGGCGTTCGATCCGGCAACGCCGACTAGCAAGTTAAACGTGCTCGCATGGCCTGGAATAGCTGGCGAATTCGCGGGCGATGCGGCGGCTGAAGCTGGTTGGTCGCCAATGGCGTCAACGGCAATGCGCACCGCGCCTGATGCACTTGCGTCTGTGCTCGGAGTTCGCGGAGCTCGCAGTATCAAACCAGGCGAGAGCCCGATGGCTCCAGTGCGCGCAGAGCCACCAGCGCAGGCTCCATCAAAAGCGCCAATCACACCTGAAGTCCAAGCCGCACAGCAAGCTATGAATAAGGCGGCGGCAGAATCTCAGCAGTCAATGGGTGCGGCATCGGCGGCAATTGATCTCAAGTCGCTGAGTCCACGGCTACAAAAAGCGGTGGTTGATACGGTGCGCAAAACTGGCGGCGCATTGAATCCGGAAGCCATGATAAGGCAGGTTCGCGCCGATTCATTGCCGGTACCTGGGCGTCTGACTCAAGGGCAAGCGTTGAAGGATTCATTTCTCATATCGAAAGAGAAGAATTTTCGCGGTAAGGAGCCGGCAATTCGCGAATTGCTCGATGAGCAAAACGATATGCTTGTGAAAAACATTCAGGCGATCCGTGACCGCGTCGGTCCTGATGTCTTTACGACCAATGCCACTCAGCATGCCGATACATTCATCAAGGCCTACAAAGAAAAGGCAGCGGTGGCTGATGCGAATACCTCCGCTGATTACAAGGCGCTAAAGGACGCCAACGGCGGCCAATTTCCAATTGATGCGCCAACATTGTTGGGCAACGCGACGCAAGCACTTCATCAGGAGTTGCTGTTCGATCACGCGCCCAAGGCCGTCATGTCCACTCTTGAGCGTCTTGCCAACTCTAACAACATGACATTCGAGAACTTTGAATCACTGCGGACAAATCTGGCGCGTATTCAACGCTCCAAAACAGCCGATGGAAATGAGATAGCCTCTGCCGGAATCATCCGCAATGCTATGGAACAACTCCCGCTGGCGCCGAGCGCGGCCAATCTCAAGCCGCTGGCCGATAAGGCGCGCGCCTCTGCTAAGGCTCAGTTCGATGCATTGAAGGCAGATCCAGCGTATGACGCAGCCGCGAATGACTTGGTGACGCCAGATGCATTCACGCGGAAGTTCGTCACTCATGGCAATCGCGATCAAGTCGCCTTGATGAGAAAGAACCTGGAGCATGACCCGGTTGCGCTTCAGACAATGGATGTTGCGGCGGTTGATCACTTGCGAGACGCGGCGCGAATTGATCCCAGCGGAAACGGAAATTTTGCTAGCGCTTCATACAACAAGGCTTGGCGTGATTTAGAACGGAGGTTGGAAACAAACGTGCTTGACCCGCGTACCGTTGAAGACCTGACAAACCTCGGAGAATTCGCTAACGATACGCAGTTTCAGCCGCGCGGCTCGTTCGTCAACACCTCCAATACCATGGTTGCTGCCGCTGCCGACTATGGCGCTGGCGCGATGGAAGGCGCTGCCAACGTTGCGGCCGGCGGAGTTCCAGTGGGCACATGGACACGCAAGGTCATTGACCACGTGAGAAGCGGAAAATATGCGAAGGAAGCCACGGAGCCAGGCGCTGGCATGTCGCGCCTGTCAGACCTTCTGAAAAACAAGGTGCCTAAATGATGGCTCTAACGCTTTCTGATGGTAGCCAAACCAGCGCCAGGCTCGGTGGCTCGCCGTACGTATCGGTCATTCTTCCATTTTCGATACAGATCAGGACCGATGAGCAGCAGAGAGATGAGGACTACGATTCCGAATGGTATGTGCATGGCGCAAGTGTAGCGCTAGCCGGCCTGCGCGCAATCATGGAAGGGCTGAACTGAGACATGGCTAACGTACTTTCGCCAAATGCAAAGCAGCAATTCTTCTCAAACGACGGGAAACCCTTAGTTGGCGGATTATTGTTCAGTTACGCGGCCGGCTCCTCAACAAAAGTTGATACGTTCACTGGCCCAGGCGCTGGCACGAACACGAATCCAATCGAGCTCAACTTCCGTGGCGAGTGCGATTTGTGGCTTGTGCCGAATTTTCACTACAAGCTGGTCCTCTCCCCCGCCACCGACACCGACCCGCCCACGAACCCAATCTGGACCGTCGATGATGTTGTAAACGCGCAGCTCCTGAGCCTTTTCGGCGGCGTGGATACCGGCTCCGCGAACGCCTACGTCATCACCTTCGATGCGAACTTCGACACGCTGACAGACGGCATCATCATCTATTGGGTGCCATCGAATACGAACACGGGTCCGAGCACGCTCAACGTCAATGGCCTTGGCCCTATCGACATTGAGAATCAGGACGGCACGCCTACCTACCCAGGCGAGATCAAAGCCGGCCAAGTGCAGGCGGTCATCTATCTCAATGGTAAGTGGCGACTGTTGTTAGTGCAGCAGACGACGACCATCAGGAATGCTTGGGCGGCTGGCAACGCTGACACGTTCGTCACGGTCACGGATGCTGCGACGACGATCTTCGACACCGCGCTCGCCAACGCCTTCAAATGGACGATGGGCGGCTCTCGCCTCGTGCAAATCGACAATCCGCTCGATGGAAGCTGGCTTGACATCTACATGACCCAAGACGGCACCGGAGGCTGGCAGCCAACGTGGCCTGCAAATGTTGCATGGGTGAGCGGGCAGGCGCCTAAGATCAATGGCGAGCCAGGTACGACGAGTCGAGTATTCCTGCGCTACGAGCTCGTCACCACCACCTATTGGGGCTGGACGGCCGGCAACTCAGCCTTCACAACCGTCATCGATGCGGCCACCACCGAGATCCGCTGCGCCATAGGTAATGTGTTTGCCTGGACCATTGGCGGCAATCGCACGGTGGATGTCCTTGATGAGGCTGATGGCACCGGTATCGAGCTCTATATCACCCAGGATGGCACTGGTGGGCGCACCGTCACATGGCCGGCTAACGTCGTATGGGTCGGGGGGGCCGCGCCTGTGTTGTCGAGTGCGCCTGGGGCGGTTGACAAAGTCTTCCTGCGCTATGAACTCGCCACCGACACGTTCTATGGTGACTTCAATCTTGGATTCTCAGCCGGCGATGTGTCGCTCAACGTCAGTGGCAACTCCCACGATATGGATATCTATGCGCTTGCGGGAAGCCCTGTGGCGCCAGTGACTGTCACGGTGACCGTATCTACAGGCGTTGTGATCACGGCCTCTAGCCCCGCAACATACGCCATGAGTTTCGTGGGATTCGTCATCGGATCGACTATCAACATCAACAACCGTGGCTATATCCAGGGCCATGGCGGTAAGGGCGGGCGTGGCGGACTGGTCGGAGACGTGGCCTCTGCCAATATCTATGCCGCTGGGACGGACGGTAGTGATGCAGGGGCGGCGATCGGACTACCCTTCGCGGCAGTCACAACCAACATCGACAACGGCTCAGGCTTCATATGGGGCGGTGGAGGCGGCGGCGGTGGAGGCGGCCCATCAGGGGACGCTGATGGCTCCAATGTTGGCCAGACGGGCGGTGGTGGTGGTGGCGGCGCAGGGGCCGGCGTGCCAGGAGACCCAGGCTCACTTGTCGCAGCTTCAGGGACGCCAGGCGTGTACGGCGGCAGCGGTCCAAACGGCACCTTTGGCGCGGGCGGTACGGGCGAAGACACTGGCGGTACGGGAGACGCGGCTACGGGAGGCGATGGTGGGGATTGGGGCGCCGATGGCGATGATGGTCAGACGCAAACCGGGCATACCTTCGATGCTCCCCCTGGAGTGGGCGGCGTGGCTGGTAAAGCCATTGACGTCAATGGAGCCGGTGCGCCGACGTTCTCGAGCGGGTCAGGCAGTCCAAACGTACTCGGGTCCATAAGCTGATGCTTCTCTCCCCCTCCCCAAAACAACAGTTCTTCACCAATGACGGTAAGCCCGCTGTCGGCTATCTACTGTTCACGTATGCGAACGGTACGGCGGTCAAGATTGCCACCTACGTCGATGCGTCTGGCGCGGTGCAGAACACGAACCCTATTGAGCTTGATTTCAGAGGGGAGTGCGATCTGTGGATAGATCCTACGCTCGCTTACACCTATGTGCTGGCGCCGCTCACGGATACTGATCCTCCGACCAACCCTGTGTGGACGGTGGATGACATCACGGCGGGAGGCGGTGGAGGTGGTGGATCGGTAAGCGCTGATGCTACGATTTTAACTGTTGCCGATGAGACGGCGGCGTATCCGAATTCACGGCAATTGCTGCCTGGCACAAACATCACTTTCGATGATTCTGTAGCTGGAGAGCGCACGGTAAACGCGAGCGTTGGCGGTACTGTATTCGCTGCAGGCACTTTTGCTGGTGATGGTTCCAGCATCTATACACCCAGAAACATATCTGGCGTGGTGCACGATTCAACCGGGAATTATACGGTTACTTTAAGTGGCGATTTTGCCGCAGCGGCCTCTGTTTGCGTGAGCGGTACGCAGGAATTTCAGACGCCGCCAACCCCGCCTGCCGTTCCATTACTTATATCCACATTCGTGTCTTCACTACCTAATGTGCAAGTTGCATTCTTTGATTACGTGACTGGGTTAGAAGTAGACCCGCAACAGTGGTGTTTGCAAGCCATTTCGTTAACGCCGCTATGAAGGTGCTTGGTTGATGCCATGGGGAAATCACGATGACATTCCCAGAACTTGCCCCATTCATCACCTCTATCTCATCGCTCATTGCGGCAGTCGGGGTGGTGTGGAACCTTCGCGCGACCAAACAAGTAGTGAAGCAGACCAACCATATCAAGGACGAGCTCGTTGCCGAGGTGCGCAAGGCCTCCTTCGCTGCTGGCAAGAAGGACGAGAAGGACAGCCCCTCGTGATGCTCACACTCACACGCACTTATCGCGGCGCCGATTGTACGTTAGGCGTGCTCACGATCGATGGGTTGACGCTCTCAACCATCGAGCGCCCGTGGGTGCCAAGTCCTACATCGGTAGGCGGAACCAAAGGCGTAAGCTGCGTACCGCCTGGCATTTACAAACTTGTCACCCATGACAGCGAGGCTCATCCTCTCGCCTTTGCACTCGTGAACCCGGTGCTTGGTGTGGTGCATTTTCAGGAGGATGGCGCACAGACTGATCGCTCGGTCGTACTCATTCATTCGGCTAACTATGCGAGCGAACTGCGCGGATGCATAGCGCCTGGCATGAGCACTGGCCTTAATCAAGAACGCCATGTGCGCATGGTGCAAGAGTCGCGCAAGGCGATGAAACTGCTCAACGACAAATTGACTTGGGCAAATGGCTTGTATGGGATTTCAATTACGTAAGGAGAATTCGATATGCTCAAATCCAAAACCATATGGTTTGCTATCCTCACTGCTGCCGCTGGTATCGTGCAGCAACTGACGCCATTCATCCCGCCAGACAAGATCGGCTGGCTGTTAGGCGTGATCGCCGCAGCGACCGCAGGCCTGCGCGCCGTTACCGACTCGCCGCTTTTCAACAAGGAACCGAAATGAAAACCATCATTACTCTATGTGCCATAGTGGCGCTTTCTGGTTGTTCGCTACTCGCCCCACAGATCGACAAAACAGCCAAGGCGGCCGGCAAAGCGGTAACTTTCTATTGTCTGAATGTCACCGATCAGGCGGCGCGAGAAGCGTTTCGCGCACAGGTGAATCAGTATGCGGCACCAAACTCGGTGGCTGTGACCTGTGCCAACGGCACGCCTGCCCTTTCGACTGCGCCATGAAGCGGTTCCTTGCGTCAGCGTTACTGCTGCTAGCCGCTCCCGCCTTCGCGCAGCGTGTCACCAACTGCAGCCCAACCACCCCCAACAACGCGCTGTGCGTTGAATGGCAGGCCCCGGCCACCAATGTCGATGGCAGCCCCACCGTGCAGCCGATGACCTATCGGCTTGAGCAGAAAGTCGGCGCCACCGGGCTGTGGGTAAACGCGATGACGGGTCTCACCACGACGCGCGCGTATGTTCAGAACCTGGCACCAGGGCTGTACTTCTTTCGCGTGTACGTCAACTGCGCGACGTGTACCGGGGAGAGTGCCGCCTCGAATGAGGCCTCGCGCGCCGCCACTGCGCCGCCTCGCGTACCAACATCGCCCGTCATCACGATTGCGGTCGTGATATCGCCGGATGATCCGCCGACGCAGGTGCTCGTGAACGGTGTCGAGGTGTATGCGAGTGCGACACCTTGAGATGAGGCTGACCTACGCCCTCGCCATGGACCGGCGAGCGGCGAGCTACCTTAAATGGGTGCTTCACGCGCACGACTGGGACGTGTCGAAGGCTGCCAGGAGTGCTGGCTTGAGTCGTTCGCACATGCACAGGTTGATGCGCCGTCATCGGCTCACGCGTCCCGTACCGAGCCGCTACTACCGAGCAAGCCTCAATCGAGCGAAATCACGCTCGCCAGGCCACGCCGGCATAGCCTCTCTCATGGTTTCGCGCATACCTTGATGCCTCCAGCTTGGACAAGGTGGCCGCCATCTCGCCAACAATTGTGGATGTAGTCAGAATCGCGTTTGACTGCGTATCCGACAAAGAAAATCGCTGCGCCTATCACTAACAACGTTAGCAACGCTTTGAGGTTGTCGGTCATATTTTCTCCAGCTCGGCGCGTATGTCGGCTACGTATTGGTCGCATCGCCAGTCTTTCGCCATCTTCTCCAACAGCCCCCTTGCGCGGGAGAGGGCGATCTCGTACTTGTCGCTCTGCTTGAGCAACGTGCCGTAATCTTCGCCAAGGACTTTTAGCTCCCTCGTCAGCTTCGCGACTTCGCCCTGTGCACTCGCTAACTGACTCACAGTCTCTTTCTCGCGCTCAAGGTTTGCGGCGACTTCGGCGTCGGTGACGCCGATCGAGTTGGTAAAGGCGAGGACGTAGAATGGCCCTTCATCGCTGTCTGGCTCAGTTCCGCTACCGACATCACAAAGGCCCTTGCAGCTCTCCGTACCTATGGCATAGGGCGAGACGTACCGCTTCACGTCGCGGGCGGTCATAGATAGACCACGGCGCAGCAGCGCCTTAACCACGCACCCATGATAATACGCTGGTACTCGTGGAGTTCTAGATCCATACGATGCGCGTAGGTTACCGGACAATTACGCACGCGTAGCCATGCGAGACGTCTGGCCATCAACGCGAAACCAATGCCGGCGATCATGGCTTAAACCTCCGCAAATACTCGCGGACCATTCTCGCGATAGCCCACGGCTGTTTGTAGAACACTCCGTCGTGTGTGCCGAACTGCGCCCACCAGTGCCAGGGCTTCACGTGCCCTCCTTGATGGCGGCGTAGGGGGCTGGCAGCTCGCGCCAGGCTATAATGTCTCCTGACCAATTGTCTCCGAACCATTGCTGTTTCCCGCCAACCCAAGTCATTTCGGCTACATACGGCTCAACATTCTTTGAGCGGAAGGTGCACAGGAAAGTTTTTGTTTGATCTGTCTTACTCGGCAGCGCTTCCGTCACAGGCACCCACGCATCCCTGGATAGCGCGTTAGCCGCAGCTTTGAGCACGCCAACGAGCTGCATGCGCGCCGGATGCCCATCACGCCATTCACGCGTGAGGCTTTCAACGAGCGTCACCGTGCTGCGCAGCCTCTCCACCAACGCCTCTGGCTGCTGTGGTTTGTTAGTCATGACTCACCCCGCGCGGCCTTGCGAGCGGCATACACGGCCGCGACAGCTTTTGGCTCACTCGGCTGGCGTTGGAGGATGACGCGCAGAACTTCAACTACGCGCGTGTATATTGGCGCGATTGGCCCGATGTCATAAAACTTCTCCATGTTCGGCAGCCCTTCCTTGAGCGTCAGGACAAGCTGGATCAGTTCGTTAATTTCTTCGTGGTCGAACTCCCCCTGCGCCCGCACATCCTGCGCAGCTTTGGGGATAAAAGCAGTCTGCGGCGGTGGGCCGCGATGCACGAGGTCGGATAAGGGTGCGCCGCTTTCAGCAGCTTTGGGGATGGATAGGCGTTCGGCGTGGGCCTTGAGCGCGTCAAGATGTCGCTGTACGGCCATCACTTGCTTGACTGTGCCCTGCACTGGAACAAGGCCAGTGATTACGGCGATTGCATACTCCAACGCGCCGTTGATCGCGGGGTCTGTCGCATCAGCACTCGCAGGTGCGGTACGTTCGGGCGGTGTGGTCGTCGGTCGTCGGCAGTAACCGCACCCAAGACAACCGTCGCCGCAGGTAGCGGCACTCACAGGCGCGGGGCGGTGGGCTTCATGTGCCGCAAGCATCGCTATGCCCTTCGCATTGGAAACAAGCTTCAGCGTTTCCATTTCGCTTTTCAGCCTCGCAATCGTCGCCCGTTGTTCGGCGATCAATGCCTCTTGCTCAATTGTCACAGCGCTCTCCTAATTGCGGCTTGCGTAGTCCGCAAGGCAATCTTGCGGAAATTGCTTTTCGGCCCCATGAGCAGACTCAAACGAATTGCTTCGAAAGGGCCGCGAGCCTTTACGCGAGATTTGAATGTGGTTTCTCGCAGCCCAAGCTTGGCGGCCCAATCTGCCTGACACATCCGCTCGCCCTCATATTCGATGAGTACGGCCATCTTTGGCTCGTGCATCACCCACCCCCCGCTATCTTCGACAGAGCGCGCAGTTGGGTGGCGTGCTGGTCACAATTGACCGCAGCTTCCGCTGTCATCGTGTTGGCGACATCAAGCAAGTGGGCACCGTGCTCCAGCGCCGCCTTAGACTCGCGCATAGTGGTGCGAATGGCGAGTAGTTCGCGCAACGCGTCCGTCATCTTTCCCCAAAATCGGCATCCCTCAAAATCTTGTGAGGCTTGGGCGCTGTCATACTCGACAACTGCGGCGGCAGTAAGGCGGCCTAAACAATCCTCACTCACCACCTCGGGCGTGTCGGTCATGGCTTTCTAAACGTGGCGTCCGCGACGCGCTCCATCTTCGAGATACAGCAGCGCTTGAACTTGGCGCCAGAATTGCACGGACACGGCTCATTGCGGCCAATCTTCCTGCGGCCGACGAACGTATAACCGCGAGCTTCTAGCTCTGCGCGGCGTTCGTTCATGCGAGCAGTTAGGACGCGTTGCTTCTGAGCAGAGAAGTATTCGCGGAACATCTCGCCGCTTGGTGTTTGCATCTCTTGCACGGTCATCCTCTCCCGGGTTTGTGTACGTTGGTGACTTCCATACGGAAGGCCTCCAGCTCGTTGTGAATCAGCGTCATTCGGTTGAGGTCGTTGTCAGTCGGTTCTGCGCCCGGCTCAAGAATTCCCATGATGCTGGCGAACAGGTGCTGCGCCCCCATGAAGAATGCCTTGCGCATCTCACTGACTTGCGTTTCCGGCGCATCGCGCGGCACGACTAGCACGAGCATCGACTGCCAACCGATCTCAATGAGTAATCCCTTGTCTGTTAGGTCGCGGGTCAGTTTGTCTAGAATCTGGCGTTGCTGTTCATTCATCTACATCTCCCCCGGATCAAGCGCAGCCGTCACAGAAACCCACGCAGTGCTGTTGATTTCAAGCTGCGGAGCACGCTTATACGCGAGCTCGACAATGGGCTTGGCGAGGGTTAGGGCGGCTTTTGCCCGGACTAGTTCGGCTTTGACCAGTTCGAGTTGGTAGCGGAGCTCGCGGAGGTCTTGTGGGTCAGTCATGGGGTCTCCTGGGTGGGGGCTAAGTGCGCAACGACCCAAGCGCGAACGCGACTGAATCTTTCCTCTGGCGTTTCTTTCCAGTGGCCCTCATCGTTTTCGTACGCGATTTCTCGCGCGAGCGCTTCGGCTATGCCGAATTGCTTCGCGACGGTTTCGTAGTCCTCTGGATAGATCTCAGCGAGATTCATTCCGCGTTTCGCGCCCACGCTGCCCAGTGCGCAGACTTCGCCGTCCTTTTGCAATTCACCGGAGATGAGCCGTGGTGCTGGCAGCGCGTCGAGGGCAGATAGCATCTCGCGCAGAAACTCTTGCCCACGCTTTCCTCTGATGGCGCTCACGACGGCTCCGCGCCACATGATCGCCTGCCATTGGTCCAGGTCTTCGCTGTAACAGGATCTGCTCATTTGCTCTCCCCCATCTTCGGGCGCTGTACTGTAGATAGCCACGCATCCCACGCCTTAATCGCTTCGCAATGACGGCAAGCCGGTACCGGCGCATCTCCGTTGTAGTTAGCGACGCGCATGCATGGGTAGGTGCGCAGGGCGTCGGCGAGGGATTGGGCGATGGCCATTGGAACACTCACCACAGCAGGCCAAAGTCGCGGCGCTTGATCTTCGCCATGCGTCCATCTTCGTGATGCCAGACGATCCCCTCCACGATGTTTTCGGAAAGCCATGCCTTGAGGCCATCGAAATCACGTGGTGCTTCTGGGTAAGTTTTCGCCATCGAATGTGGTTGAAGAACATGCTGTGTGCGATGGTCTTTGTTGCCCTGGATCTTAGGCCCCAGTAGTTCGTATGTGCCATCCCCGTAGCCTCCGGCGGTTGCAAACCCTTCACGATAGTATTTGTCATCAGGGCCATCGCCCACCAGCACCCAACCAACTGTCTTGCCGGTGTTCTCGTCTGTGCCCAGACTCTCGAAGTCTGGTGGTGCGACATCGCCATTTCGCAGCTCTCTGCGCTTGTAGAGCTTGCCATCGCGAATCATGCAAGAAGTGCCGTCATACTTGCGCGTGGCCACGCCTTCACCATCGCGAACCCACTCGCACCCAATAGACCATTCAGCCGTTACCAACGCAGGTTGGCGGCTCATATCGCGGACAAATATGGTCGGGATCTTTTTCATGGCATTACCTAGTTAGAAATCCAAGCTGCCAACGGCTAACAGTCCGCTAGCAGCCTGGATACCGACGAGCGAGCGAGTTCGCGCGTTTGGGTTCAAAGAAAGCGGGGCAGAGCTACTCAGTTCCATTGATGGATTCATAACTGGTGGTTGCCCCTTCGGTGTATTCACGTCGCCACCTTCGCCCGCTTGGGCGTTGTATCGCGCGCTAGCTTGCGCACGCGAAATGCGATGCGATCGAGAAAGGCGGCGAGGGAGAGGAGCCTGCGGCGGGTAGGTAGGGAGAGGGTCATGCGACTTCACCCCACAGCGTCTTTGCCATCGCGTAGTAGAGCTTTCGTGCACGCTCCACATCCTGCCGGCAGTGCTCGATAACTTTGCCTGGATCTATGGCCCACACCTTGGCAACGTCGGCGCCGTTGATATCGCCCCCCTCATCACCGAACAGCTCGCGTGTCATGTCCTTGAGCTTCGTCCAGCCCTTGAAGCCGGCCCACACTTTCATGGTGTCGAAGGTGTTGTAGCGGCCCTTGTCTGGGTCGAAGGCCATGCGCAGGCATGGCGGGATGGTGATGCCGTGCTTCACAGCCCGTTGCATCAAGAATCGTAGATCGAACTCGATGTTGTGACCCACGGGGGAAAGAGCCCGCGATGAGGCGCTGTTATCAATGCTGGCGGTTTGGATGGTCGCAAACGCCATCGCGATCATGTGCGCTTCGTTGTCGTAGTTATCGAGCGGCAACACATTCACCGCGTTGCCATTGATCGCCCAGCCAATGCAGCACACTTGCCCATAAAGGCCGTCAAGCCCTAACTTTCCAAGCTCCTCCGCTGCCAGCGCATCGGCATTTTCAGCCATCCACTGAGCAATGGATTCTGGTTTTTTATACTGCCCAGGCGCTTGGATACCAGCGCGGATACGGGTTAAGTAGCGCGGATCACTTGGCCCGATTGTTTCGATATCGAGAAAAAGTTTGTTGGTGTTCATGGATTAGATCTTCCGTCGTCGCCATTGTTGGCGGTCATAAGTCCGTTGTTTGTGACAGGTAGGGCAAACCACATCACAGAGTTTCATTTCACGCAGCATGCGAATATGACTCGCGCCACGAGTTATTAGGTCTGACATACGAATCCCCTTAGAGCCAACGCCGATGCGATGATCAAACTCGAAGGGGGTTTCGGGATCAGGAGGCTCTCCGCAATCCATGCATGGCTGAGCTGAAAGAATGAGCGTTCTTAAGCGCATATTCAGACTGCGTTTAATGTCAGCACGCGCACGAGCTTTTGCTCGCTGAACATCGCGATTTTTTGCATACCAATTTCGCGCGTACTCAGTCATGGATCAGAAAGGGATTGAATCCCCAAACTCATCATCAGATGCGGCTTCCTTCGCGGCCTCCTTCGCCTTGTCCTCCGTCAGCCGCGCGTCGATCTTCTTTTGCAGCCATTCGGGAATGCGCTGGTAGACAGCCTGATCTGGCGTGCTCAAGTCGAAGAACACCGACTTGTTGGCCTGCGGATAGTCGGCTGTCATTCCCTTCGGGATGGGCGTTGCCATGCCGATGTTGGCGTACACGTTGTTGCCTTTCTCGGTGTGCGTGACATTGAGAAGGCATTTCTTTCCCAAGACGTGCGACACATCGAAATCACTCGCCGCCTCATCGCTCGGGAATTTCTTACCGAACCACGACTCGATGAACTTGCGAAGGTTCGCTTTCTCACTCATCGACGCGGTGAACGAGCGGCCAATCGACATCGGACCTTCAATCTCAGCGCCGTCCTTGACGTACTTCACGCGCTCGGTGGGCAGCTCGAAGCGCACATAGATTTGATGCTTCGGAGCCGGATACTGGCCGCTACCGGGCTGCATGCCGAGATCAATGACGGCATTGCAAATACCGACGTGATTGCCGGCTGGGACAATCGCAAAATCTGCACTAGCTTTCGCAGGGAATTTCACAGGTTTTCTCTCTCTGGTTTATTTCGTTGATTAATTCGATCCACTTTTCATAGCCTGGATCGTTAGCTAACAATTGATGATATTGGCGCGCCTCACACTCCAGTTGCGCCCACGCTGCATCCTCGGTATCCGGGTCCATCACTTCCACCACGCCAGCTTCTGCGCCCATTCCTCGAGCGTCGGCTCTACCTGTTTCTCCCGCACATACCAATACCGCCCACCCGCAACGACGTCATACCCGCGTAGCTGCCAGTGGCGGGCGAGGTCGCCTGCGCCTGCTTTGGCGACGGTGGCGGGGTGGAGGATGATGGTCATGGCAGCTCCGGTGGGGCTAGCATCGGTAGCCAATGTGTGGGCTCACAACATCCGTCTAGCTTTGTTCGCGAAACTTCAGTCAGAAGATACGACCACCACCCAACATCTTCCGGCTCTACGCCTTCACCATCCATCCAGAATGCGTTGTGCACGAACCAACTGTCGCATTGCTTGTAGGTGACGAGAACATCCGTCCAGTCCCTCGGCGCCGTCTCAATCGGCTGCCACGCGCTCACCTCTTCACCTCGTGCGACATTGCTGAGTCAAGGGCGACGTCTAACTGTTCGCCATATAAGGCAACTCGGTCACTAACGTTGCAGTTGCTTTTCTTGTACTGGGTCACCTGCGGTTGAAACGCGCGTTCGTTCTGTTCATCGCGCAACCACCGATACCTCAACGCGTCGCGTCGAATGGCCTCGTACTCCGCTATCGCCGCCTCCACCTGGGAGGCGTGGTCGGCGTTCATCTCGTCGCGCAGAGCTTCCAGAGGGATGCCCATGGCGGTGGCTAGGGAGGAGGGGGTCATGGCATCACCTCGGCCACGACTGCGACCACAGGCGCGCGTCCCTGTCCGTCTTCACGAAGCCCACTGGGATTGCTAGTGGGCGAGGGCGGCGCAGTAGTAGATAGAGAAGGCGGCGGAGGAATCGCATTTTCTGTCTCCATTGCGATATGCAGCCGAAGGCGGGCGGTTTCTGACAAGTCGATGCCGTTGAGCTTCACAACGCAGCCCCCGCCGCACACGCACGCATGTCTTCCATTGCACCAGCGTTGTCAGCGAAGAAGTGCGGAACGCGACCGGTAGATGCGATATAGAGCATTCGGCCGGCGTGATGTGGGCCGTACTTCTCTTCCAACGCCTTGCCGGCATCGCCTGCAAGCGTGATTGCCCATCCAGCGCGACAGTGAGTGGTCTGGCACGAATGCCAGCGCGACATATCGAGCTTGCCGGCGCCGTTTTCTACTGCTGCCAGGATCTTCGCGTCTAACTGCTCAATGACCGGCACGTCAGGATTACGCTCGCGGAACTTCGCCGAGCGCTTCGCGTAACGAGCGGCGCGCTGCTCATCAGTAATGGCACGCTCATAAGGTTCGGTCGCTTCTGATCCATTGGTCTCTGGAACGTTGTAGGCGTCCGCGAGGTAGGCGTCCGCGAGGTAGGCGCCCGCGAGGTCGGCGCCCGCGAGGTCGGCGTCCGCGAGGTAGGCGCCCGCGAGGTCGGCGCCCGCGAGGTCGGCGCCCGCGAGGTTGGCGTCCGCGAGGTAGGCGCCCGCGAGGTCGGCGCGCGCGAGGTCGGCGCCCGCGAGGTCGGCGCGCGCGAGGTCGGCGCCCGCGAGGTAGGCGCCCGCGAGGTCGGCGCGCGCTTTGATCGCTTCCTTGACGGCGTAACCCAACTGACGTGATACGTATTGCGCTGCGATTTCTTCTGGCAGTTCGCACGAGAAGAGGACGGCGCTGGAGAATCGATGTTTGATTTCGAATGTGTTCATAGCTCTCTCGTTATCTCGTTTGTGTTTGTTAGCCTAGCGAACAGCCAGCCCCACCGGCTGCAACTGCTCCACCACCCGATCCATCGCAGCGTTCGCGTTCGCCATGGTGGCGCTCATGCGCTCGCTCTCGGCACGCATCTGCGCGAACACGCGGGCAAGGTGGCGGTCGGATTCGGCTAGGGCTGCGCGCTTCTGGTCGTGGGTGAGGGCGTGGTAGGTGGTCCAGTCGGCTTCGGTGCGCTCGGCAGCTTCCTCACGCTCTCGCATCGCGCGGGCATAGCTGGCAAGTGGCTCGCCACAGTAGATGCATACCGGCCAGTCATCCGTAAGCGCTTCGGCGCTGACAGCTACGTCGCACTGGGTGCAGTAGTAGGTGATGGTCATGGCGTCACCGGCTTTGCCAGTTCTGCAATGAGCAAATCAGCGTAATTGACGGCATATGAAACCAGTCTTTCACGCGGGTATTCAGCGTCTTCGCACTTGGCTAAGAACCCCTGCATCGCCAGCGCCGCGAAGTGCTCGCGGATGGTTAGGCCATGCTGCGGATATCCGTTCGGGGCGTGCTCCGCAGGGACGAAGTTCACAAAATCATTCGCGCGGCTCACTACTTCACCTTCGAAATAGAAACACCGGGGACTGTCACGCCCCCGGCGGTTGGGGCAGCCTTTTCGAGCGACGCGCTTTGTGACATTTGCGCCTTGTCGCCCGTGATCCCCATGCTCTGTTTGTGTCCGCGGCTCATTTCGCACCTGTGCGGGCGGCGAGGGCGGCGCGAATAATCTCCGCGATAGCAGCACTGTGTTTGTCCCAGCCGGGGCTGCCGATACCTCGCTCAAGCGTATGCGCGGCGTGCTGGGCATCTGTTCTGGTGAGAATCAGCGTCACGCAGTCGTCGCGGTCCACTTCCTCGCCCATCGGGTTGTTAGTCATGACGCACCGCCCGTAACAGCAACTGGTGTCCCATCAGCGTGCCCGCGCGAGGCATTCACAGTTGCGACCATTGCCGGATCACGATTGATGAGCGCTTTGCGAAAAGCTTCAATGTCGCCCTTGCAGTGATCTTTGTAGGCAACCCAAATCTGCGAGCCGCGCATTCCCATGTCATCGAGATCGAGAATGCGCATCAGCGCCATATCGTCATCTTTGATGAGCGCAGCTAGCGCGGTTACTGCGCCTGGATTTCCCTCTGCCATCTGCACGACCAAATCCAACGTCGTACCGTTCAGGGTGATTCGTTCGCGCCTTTTCATCGGATTGTTAGTCACGACTTCGGGCCGAACGCTGCGCGCATGTTGCCGACCCACTCATCGCACCAGGCAAGGGCGATCTTTGAAACCTCATTCGTCTCTGGCGTATCCCCTTTATTGATACCGAGGAAAAATCGCTCGCTCGGGCGGCTCGAGTCCGGCGCAAGACCTGGGAGCGTGTTGAAATCGACGCCGCGCACCTTGGCGATCGTGCCGACCAGGCACGCGCAATCTCCGTTATAGGTGGAGCCGTCAATACGGCCGCCGGCAAGCGCCGCTCTGAGTCCGTCAACTTCAAGGGGGGCGGCGGAAAGGACCGCCCATAGATCGTCGCGGATGGGCCGCAGGTTGCTGCCGCGCAGGTTGCTGCCGCTCAGGTTGCTGCCGCGCAGGTCGCTGCCGCTCAGGTTGCTGTCGCTCAGGTCGCTGCCGCGCAGGTCGCTGCCGCTCAGGTTGCTGTCGCTCAGGTCGCTGCCGCTCAGGTTGCTGCCGCTCAGGTTGCTGCCGCTCAGGTTGCTGCCGCTCAGGTCGCTGCCGCTCAGGTTGCTGCCGCGCAGGTTGCTGCCGCTCAGGTCGCTGCCGCTCAGGTCGCTGTCGCTCAGGTTGCTGCCGCGCAGGTTGCTGTCGCGCAGGTTGCTGCCGCGCAGGTCGCTGCCGCTCAGGTCGCTGTCGCTCAGGTCGCTGCCGCTCAGGTTCACGCCTTCGGCGATCGCCTTTTTGATTGCGAAGCCTAATTGCAGGCCGTAGCTCAAGCCGGCGACTTGCGCCGATAGCCCACACTCGAATTTGACGTCGGCCGACCAAGGGGCCTTGATTTGAAATTTCAAGCGGTTCTCCTTGCGCACTCGTTGAGTGCGTTCTGGTTGTTAGTCATGGGAGGCCTCGTACCGCTCGCAGTACGCGTTGTCACGCTCTGCATCGATGGAGTCGAGCATCGCGAAGTGTTCTTTTTCTTCGCGGTCAATCTTCGCGTCGTACTCGGCGAGCTGTTTGCGTTCCGCGTCGTCCTTTGCCTGTTCGCGCGCCTCTTGCACGGACTTGTACGTGGCAACAATGTCGCCAGTGTCGCGGTTGCGAACTTCGATTACCGTCCCCCGCCCCTCGCCCATCGGGTTGTTAGTCATGAGCGGACTCCGGTGAAATCCGGGCGCGCCTGAAGTTCGGCAAGGGAAAGAACGCGATTTAGCGCGTGATCCCACCAGAAGCCGAGCAGCAGCTTGCGATGAGTAGGCTTTTCTGCGTGCCACTTTCGCGACCACGCGAGACATTCAGCGAACGTCGCGCGGGGCTTGTACCGACCACCGAACACAGTGCCGTCGCCATCGTTGTGGGTGTCGCGCACCGCGCCACCGCCGATCCATGAGCCAAGTTCGTAGATCCTGAACCCGTCGCGCTGCTGGTAGTTCTGCTCGCAGCACAAATGGTGGCCGTGATCGCGCTGCCCGTGATTACCAACGGCGAACGCATCCAGCCAGCGGGCGCCTTCCATTCTGTCAGCCCATTCCTGGCTCGTCGGTTCGAGAATGACGGTACGCCCTGGGCCGTAACTGGCATTGCGAGCGATCTGCGCGGCGATGATGGAGCTAGCTACCGCATCATTGCGGATGCAATCCGGCAAATAGCGATTCGCCCCCATCTGCACGCGCTCGGGAGAGGCACTCATCCCCGCACCAAACAAAAAACGCCCGCGCTGACTTCGCGCTGCTTGATCGCGCCTCGGGCCAGAGCGCTCTGTGCCGCTTCCACGCTCGCGCGCTCGGCGTCAGAGAGGGCACGCGTCATCGTTGAGTCGAAGGGATCGTTGTCGGTGGGCTGGGTGGTCATCTGCGCTCGCCTCCGTAAGTCGGTGCTGGCCATTATTCATGTTTCCCGTGAAGCGTCAAGTATTGTTGTGTCTTTAGTAAAGTATTGACTAGTACAGCACATATGACGTCTACTCCACGTCATGACCAAAGCTGAAGCCCGTAAGGCCCTCGGAAGCCAATACCGTATAGCGCAATACCTGGGCCTCTCGCAGGCTGCCGTATGCAGATGGGGCCGTATGATCCCAGAGCGCTACCGACCGGCCCTGGAGGCTGCTATTTCGGCAGGGGTCAAGTTTGAGGATAAGCGGCGTGGACCGCGAAAGAAGCGCGATAACCGAGCCGTGGCATGACCTACGCCGAACGCTGCGCCGTGATTGCGGAGGCTGCATGAGCTCCCTACGTCAGCTCACCCGTCGCGAATGCCCCACCTGCGGCCCGATGCTCTTTGACGCCATCGGTTGCGTTCACTGCCGGCAACCGCACCCATCGCAGACGACTAAGGCCACCGAGGCGTGGATGAAAGACTTCCTGACGCGAGCTGATAGGGCGCGGCGGATAAGGAAAGCCTCGCCATGAACCGCATCCATCGCGAAGTAGAAGCCGCAGCCCGTATCGCCAAGCGCGAGTACATGCAGGCATATCGTGCGGCGAACCTGGACAAAGCAAAGGCCTACGCAGCTAGAGCTATCGAGCCTGCTACCGCGCGAAGCTCAACGCAGCAGCGCGCGACTATCGGCGCATTTGCTCAGACCGCGCACGCGCGGCCCATGCCCGATGGTTCGCGAAAAATCCCGACTACTACACGAAGCGCAATCGGGCGAATCCTGAGTGGTGGCGCGTGGGTGGAAAATATTACGTGGCGTATAGCGAGAGGAAGGGGGTGGATGTATGCGCCCCGTGAGAATGCCAAAACGCCCATCGATGCGCTCTATCAGAAACGCAATGCAAGGCCTCGACGCGCTCGCCAATGGCACAACGCCAGTGTTTGAAGCCGCGCCCGCAAAGCGCAAACAGAAGCCACGCGCAGAACGAGAGGGCGGGGCAAGTGATGCGCTGAAGGAGTGGCGCCTCTACAAGCCGGACGTGCGCATCTGGCGCAACAACGTCGGCTTCTACAAAGACGCGGGCCGAGCGATTCGCTATGGCCTCTGTAACGGCTCGGCGGATTTCATCGGCCTGCACTCGGTAATCGTGACGCCAGGCATGGTGGGCAAACGCGTGGCTGTCTTCCTGGCCATCGAGTCCAAGGCGCCTAACAAGGACGCCGACGCGCACCAGGCGACATGGCTAGATGAGGTGCGTGACGCTGGCGCTATTGCGGGAGTCGCGAGGAATGCGGAGGAAGCGGAAGCCCTACTGAACAGGTGGAGGGAGCTATGAGCATCAAAAGTCAGCTAGACAAGATTGCCGAGTTCAATGCGTTGTCAGGCAATCGCCTGGAATCGGCAATAGTTGCGGCCATCGAGAGCACGGTACGCCGTGCGCTGAAACTCAAGAAGAAGGACCCTCTGAAATATCGCGGGCTTCGCATTAAATGCATTGGCTCAAAGGCGTGGCGCTACGCGAACTGGGAAAAGAATCCACAGGCTTCAATAGCGTGAAGGCTATAGAAGAAGTCGCGCGACAGGTTGAGCCATTGGCGCGTTTTATGCGTGACCATCGCCCGGATGTCCGCGTGCTCACGGTGTCAAAAAAGCAGTGGATAGTGATTGAGCGCGCTGACGTGAATGAAGCTGCCATGCGAGGCTTCCGCCAGCAGCCACTGAGTTATCAAGAGTTCGCGCTGCGCAGGTCGGACGTATGACCGCCTCCCCACCCACGCTGCACTACTACGGAGTGGCGAAATGAACTTCCTCTCCCGCTACCTACACCGTGCACGCTTCCTACGCATCGAGGCTAACAAGCCGGTGGCGTGGGGCGCGTGTGAATACTCGCCAGAGCTTGCGCGCCGCAAGCAGTTCCAGCGAATGACGGCTATCGAGCGAAGGATGGTAGCTGAGCACTACGCATCCATCGCTCGCGCGCAAATGGAGTACCAGTTGGCGTACATCAAGGCGCAGTACGCGGACCAACAACGGCAGGCGCGGCAGTGTCTGGCGCAAGCGGAGGCTGCGCGGGTGGAGATGGAGCGGCAGCGGGCGATCCGGGCGATCTACAACTCACGCCAATATCCAACCTAACCACCTATGCGCAAGTGGACAACAGATGGCCGCGCAGAGGCAGATACGAGAGTCGGCAGGCTGGAGCTGTGGTGTCTATGTCGTGGATGGATGTGGCTCGCGAATCTACTGGCACGCGCCAGAGTGAGGCGGCGATGACGCCTGACGCCGCTACCGTTGCCTCGCGACTGCAAAAACCGAAGCGGTCTGGTCCTGGCTGGATGGCCTGTTGTCCGGCACACGAAGACTCAACCGCATCACTGTCGATCAATGACGGAGAGAAGGGCGTGGTGTTCAGATGCCACGCAGGGTGCACTCAGGAGTCGGTATTGAATGCGATTGAGGCTCTTGGGGTACAGATCAGAAAGACAAACGACAATGGTCATCACGAACACCGAGAGCCAATGCCAGTGCTAACCGTCCAATCACTTGCAGCGGCAAAGTGGCTCAATCAGCAAATGATGCGGGAGAACTGCTGCCATGATTCATTTCGCGGAGTCGGCTTTTTCTACACGAACCAGTCCGGCGGTATCTCAGGAACCAAGTTCCGCAAATACCTTGGGCACGGTTCTGACGGGAGAGACTTCTCATGGGAAGTCGGCAGCAAGCCGTGCCTATTCGGCCTATGGCGCCTGGAGAAAGACCTGGCCAATGACGGCCGGGTAATTCTCTGTGAAGGCGAGACAGATGCGCTGACACTGTGGCAACACGGATATACGGCACTCGGACTTCCTGGCGCGTCGATGTGGCGGGAAGAGTGGCTGGCGCAAATCCCTGAAAGCTCCAAGGTCTACGTCATCCTCGAGCCTGATCAAGGCGGGCGCACGGTAGAAGCGGCGGTCATGAAGTCGGAGCTGCGCCCCCGCGCCTGGTTCATCCGCATGACGGAGGTGGTGAAAGATCCGAACCAGCTCCACATGGCGAGCGAGGCCGGTTTTGTCGATAACTTCGACAAGCTGATTGCGGGGGCGCAGCCAGCGGAGCCGAAGAAAGAGCCGCGCATCGTGTTGCGGCACATCGGCGAGATTGTTGCCGATCTCAAAGAAACTGACTGGTTGATCGAGGACACAATTGAGCATCGCATAATCGGGCTCATGGTCGGAGCTCGCGGGAGCCTTAAGTCATTTGTTGCGCTAGATTGGATGATGCGCATGGCAATCGAGAACCATGGCGTAGTCGCGCTTTCAGCGGAAGGCGATGGCTTAGGCAGACGCATAGAGGCGTGGCACAAGATGTTCGCGCCGCGCGTGGACATCAATAGCCTGCCGATGGTGGCCATGGAGCGCTCAATAAGCCTGTGTGTAGCGGATGTGCGTGACGAGCTTGCCAAAAATATTAACGGGCTCCAATGGACGCCCAAGATCATTACGATTGACACGCTGAGCAAGTACAGCGCTGGCCTCGATGAGAACGAGAATAGCGAAGTGCGGGATTTCCTTGAGGCGCTGTCAGACAGTCTACGCGTTACTTACGGATGCGCCATCCTGCTGGTCGCGCACACAGGCTACGCGGCCTCCGATCGCATCCGTGGCGCCTCCAGCTTCGGCGCCAACACCGAGGCTGAGTACATCGTCACGCGCGCATCTCCACTCGAGCTGCTGTGCAAGGTGTCGCGCGAGCGCTTCAAGGATTCGCCCGGACTTGAACCGATCGGATACGCCGGTGAGGTGGTGGATCTAGGTCGCCAGGACAAGCGAGGGCGCCAAGTCACAAGTCTGGTGCTTCGGGCTGGAGCGGAATTGCCAGCGGCAAAGGTCCGCGGCGCCGGGGCAAACCAGACCGCCACACTGGTCGCACTCAGGGAGTGGGTCGCCTCCCATCCTGGCCAAGAAGTCATTCCTCACGACGAACTAGCAGACCTGCTCAAACGCCAAGGCGTCAACAGAAAGCGCAAACCTGAAGTCCTCAACTGGTTGGTGAACGCTGGCGCCATTTTGCCATCGGTCGGAGGTCACAAAGTGAACGGTAAGGCAATCCTATGACTACCCTTAAGGAGCGTCCGAAATGTCCGAAACCGTCCGATTCGGACAGGATGAAGCGTCCGAAATGTCCGAACAACCGTAAGGTTCGGACGTTCGGACACCCTCGTCTTGTATCACCCCACCACTCCCGAGCCACGCCATGAGCTGCCAGTGGTACGTGTGGATACCGCGACCCTGGGCCCTCAAGGGTGGCCATGGCGCTCGCTACAACTTGGGTAAGACGCGATACACCAAACCGGGATGGCGAGCGCGCCTCAAAGTGTGGGCAAGTTTCTGCCCACTGCACGGACGGCTTTGCTGGGAATACACGCCATGACCTGGCTCCTCACCCTCTGGCAACGCCTCGTGAAGTGGTGGCGGGAGAATCGCCCTTGACGTATCGTCCCCAATTGCCACAGAAATCGGGTTCTTCACATTTGAAAACCAATTCCACCAGTGAAATCGAGCAATCCGCGAGCCAAGCGGCCTATCGCTCAGCGTTGCAGCGCCTGGGTGCTGTCATCATGGTGCGGGCTAACAACGCGTCTCCCGACTATGCGACCGTTGCCACCAATGCGCGCCTGCGCGAAGTCGAGATTGCAGCCTTGTTAGACATCGTGATCGAAGCCCGCCTAGCTACTCGCGATCAGTATTTCGATCGCTGCGCGGCACTGATGGAGCGCGTGGCGACTGGGATGGAGAAGCAAGACACGCCGTCTGCGATCATGGTGCCGAAGATGAATGGGAAGCATTGATGTCTAACTACCAAGACGGCTACGATCACGGCGGCGGCAGTCCACCGAAGCCGCCAGTGCCCGAGCCACCCGTGGGTGAATACGTCTTCAACTCAGGTCGCGACACGCCTGAGAATCGCGCGGAGGCTGAAGAGATCCTGCGCAGCGCGGGGTGCCAGCGCATGCGACATGAGCCATTGGACGATGGGCGGCTCGTGACTCATGGCTATTTGAGGGCTGATTGATGAACAGACGTGGCGCGAGGGCGCGTATGTTCGTAACTAAAGAAAACATCGGAATCCTTAGCAGGATTTATCCTGACCTCGCTAACGACACGAGCCATCCATCGAGAATTTTTAGGCCTGGCGTCACGGTGCCTGAGCCATATCAGGGGTGGGATTGGCTTGCTCAGACCATGTACGAAATGTGGTGTGTTGATAATGGCCTGAGCCCTACGCGCAAGGTCACGATTGAGGAAATGCGCGAAAGGTATCCTGCGCCATGACCCAATATCTCGCCGACTCCCCTTCCCAAGTGCGCATGATGCACGATCACATCCTGCTGAAGCCCCTTGAGTGGCATCCCTCGAAAACTCTCGAAGTAGTTAGACATGGACGCCCGTTACGCGGGCAAGTGATACGCATCGGCGCTGGTCGAAATCACATGAAGTACAAGGCTGGCCCCAAAGGACCTAAGTCACTGATGGACTACAGCAAGCACTTTCGTCCCACAGAAGTGCGCGAGGGTGATGTGGTGGAGCTCGGCGGCCTGGATATCTTCGATGGCGCTGGCTATCAGTTCACCGAGGTCATTGTGGGTGCGGAAACGATGCTGATCTGTACCGAGCGTGACGTGGCGTTCATTCATGGCTAACCCGAATCCTCAAAAGCCACCCGTTCACAGCCAGTTCGGCAAGGGCAACAATGCCAACCCAGGAGGCAAGCCCGTAGGCGCGCGCAACCGCATCACGGCGCATTTTTTGAATGCGCTCGCCGATCATTTCGCGAAGCATGGCAAGAAAGCCATTGAGCTCGCATGCGAGGAAGATCCGGTGGGCTACCTCAAGGTCATCGGTGCGCTGATGCCCAAGCAGATCGAGGTCACGCGACCGTTGGAAGGGCTGACCGATGATGAACTTTCTGCCATTGCTGAACAAATCCGATCCGCGCTTGATTCTCCAGGCAGTGGATCTGGAGCTCAGCCTTCGCAAGAGCCATCGCAAGTTAACTGAGTACGTACCGTACGATAAGCAAAGGGCCTTCCACGACGCTGGCGCTAACTATCGAGAGCGGCTATTCCTAGCAGGTAATCGGTGCGGCAAGACGCAAGCTGGTGCGTTTGAGATGGCCATGCATCTCACCGGTCTCTATCCAGATTGGTGGCGTGGTAAACGATTCGATAAACCAATACGCGCGTGGGCAGCCGGCATCACTGGAGAATCAACTCGCGATGTGGTGCAAGAGAAATTATTCGGCCCTCCCGATCAGCGTGACGCATGGGGCACTGGCGCGATACCGAAAGACCGCATCGGCGACATCATCACTGGCCGGGGTATTGGCAACGCTGTGGACATGGCGTCCATCAAACATGCGAGCGGTGGCTGGTCATCGCTTGGCTTCAAGTCATATGAGAAGGGGCGAGAGAAGTGGCAGGGCTCGGCGCTCGAGGTTTGCTGGATGGACGAGGAAAGCCCGCTCCCGCTATACCTCGAAGCTCTAACTAGAACGAACGAGACAGGCGGACTTGTCTATTTGACCTGTACTCCGCTCATGGGTATGAGTTCGGTAATGATTCGCTTCCTCATGCCTGAGCAAGACCATTGAGCGCTCACAAAGACCGCATAGTCATCCAAGCAGGTATCGAAGACGCCGGCCACTTCACAGCCGAAGACCGCGCGCGCATTATCGCGTCCTACCCTTCGTGGGAGCGTGAAGCCAGAACGAAGGGCATCCCCCAACTAGGATCTGGCCGCGTGTTTCCCATCGACGAAGACGATATCCGCTGCGCCCCAATGCCGATCCCCGCGCACTGGCCGCAGCTTGCGGGACTCGACTTCGGCTGGGATCACCCATCGGCTGGCGTGCGCCAGGCATGGGATCGCGACGCCGATTGCCTGTACGTCATTGCAGCGCATCGCGCGCGGGAGCAGACTCCGGCGATGTTCGCCGCCAGCGTGCGGCCGTGGGGAGACTGGTTACCGTGGGCTTGGCCGCATGACGGATTGCAACATGACAAGGGCAGTGGCGAGCAGCTTGCCGCGCAGTATCGAGCGCAGGGGCTCAAGATGCTGCCGCAGCGTGCGACATTCGAGGATGGCTCGTTCGGTGTGGAGGCGGGTATTGCCGAGATGCTTGATCGCATGCAGACGGGACGCCTGAAAGTGTTCAGTCACCTGGCCGACTGGTTTGAGGAATTTCGGCTGTATCACCGCAAAGACGGACTTATCGTGAAGGCCGGTGACGATCTGATGAGCGCCACACGCTACGGGATCATGATGCGTCGGCATGCGGTCCTTCGGAATAAACCCGCGCCTGCAACACCGCAGCGAGGACATCACAACGGCTCTGCCGCATGGATGGGATAAATATGACGTTTGCACTCGCTGACCCGATGACCCCACCCGATCTCGTCGATCATCTGCGCGAGCTTGAGCAGACCGCCAAGCGCGCCGACCTTGCCGAAGTACGCGGCGCGCTGATCGCGGCAGCCGTTGAAATCGAGCACTGGCGAGCGATTGCCACATCGGCCGCTGAGCAGCTCGAGGAAGCCGCGCGCCTTCGTATTGGCACAATGGATAGCCAGTCGCGCGTCGATGATGTGACACGGCAGGTGAAGTCCACGCTCACGCAGGTGGCGCATGAATTGCGGTTAAAGCTCGCCGAATGAGACTGAGAGTCATCATCCCACTGCCGTGGTATTCAAAGCAGGCTTACGACATCTGCAGAGATGAGTTGCGCGGTGGATGGCGAGTCTTCGCCATATACTTGCAGGTGACGCCAGCGCCCAAACTACTTAAGTCTGTTGGCTTCGTGTTCACGTTTCAGATGCTTATTGGCGTCAAATTCAAGCGAGAAGTGCGGCCGCTAGCATGACCCCCGAAGACTTCGACAAGGACGCGACGAGTGACGATGGCATCTGGCTCGAGTGCGCCGAGCGCTTACGCATCGCGACCGCTGCCGAGTCCGAAAACCGCATCAAAGGCATCGATGCGCTGAAGTTTCGGTGGGGTGATCAGTGGGATGCGGACATCCGCAAAAATCGCAAGACCGAAGGCAGGCCAGCGCTTACGATCAACCACACGAACACGATAGTTAGCCGGCTTGAAAACACGCTTCGCCAGCAGCGCCCGCGCATCAAGTGCCACCCGGTGGGTGATGGCGCCGATATCGACACCGCAGGCGTGGTTAACGGGCTCATCCGCCACATCGAAACGATCAGCAACGCAAGCGTGGCGTACGACACGGGCGTCATCAGTGCGCTGAACATCGGTTGGGGCTACTGGCGAATCGTCAGCAAGTACCTATGGGAGATGGGCGACGACAAGGCTGACATCAACGATCAGGAGCTGCTGATTCGATCGGTCTGCAACTCGTTCACGGTGTATATGGACCCGGCCGCGACATCCCCCGATGGCCGCGACATGGGCTGGTGCATCATCAGCGAGACCATGAAGCGTGCGGAATACAAGCGCAAATACCCGAATGCCGAGAACGTCGAGTGGCGCTACGTCGATGCGCCTGGCGACATGACGCTCGATTGGGAATCGAAGGAGGAAGTGCGCCTTGCCGAGTACTACCGCATCCACGAAGTGCGCGACACGCTGTGCAAGATGAACGATGGGTCGGTGAAGCTCAAGAGCCGGCTTCCCGACAAAGGCCTGATGGAAGCCATCGACTACGGTATCGCGAAGGATCAGGCCGGAAAGCCCATAACGCGCGCCACTTCTCGTCGCGTGGTCGAGTGGTTCCGCTTGAACGGGCGCACCATCGTAGATAGGCGCATTGATCCCGGTCAGTACATCCCCGTGGTGCGCTGCGAAGGCAACGTGTTGCATATCAACGGACGCGTACTGCGCAAGGGCATGGTTGAGGACTTGAAAGACCCGGCGCAGATGTTCAACTACACCGAGACGCAGAAGACCGAGCGGTATGCTCTGACACCGAAGGCCCCGTGGGTGGCCTACGAGGGCGTCATCGAAGGCCACGAAGAGTGGAACGACGCGAACCAGAAGTCCTACTCAGTCCTCGTCGCCAAGGCCGCCACCGGTCCAGACGGCCAGTTACTGCCGCTGCCGCAGCGCACGCCGCCCGCACAGGCTGAGGCTGGCATGGCCGAATGGAGCCAGTCCGCCGAGCGAAATCTCATGGCAGTCGCCGGCATGCCGCAGGAGAATCCTGAGATCTCAGCACGCGTGATGAGTGGCAACAAATACCTGCAACGCCGCCAGGGCATGCAGGATCTGACGCATTTCCAGTACTACGACAACCAGACGCTTGCAATGGCGTGGACCGGGGAGCTGCTGCTCGAGCGCTTTCCGTTCTACTACGACATGCCGCGCATGCAGCGCATCATCGGCGTCGATGGTACCCCTGAGATCGTGCCTATCAATCAGAAGCAGCCAGCCGATGAGGGTGGCATAGTCAAGGTGAAAAACGATCTGACGGTCGGGCGCTACAACGTCGTGATGGACACAGGCCCCGGCTACGCGACCAAGCGTGAGGAAGGCGCCGAGCATATGATGGAGTTGTTAGGGACGCCGTTGGGTGAGCAGGTGGCTTCGACCTCAGGTGACATCATCGTGCGCAACATGGACTTCCACGGTGCGGATGAAGTCGCTGACCGGCTTGCTGTGAAGAACCCCGAAGGCATGGAGAAGATCGTCAAGGGGCTGCCCAAGCAGGCGCAGAACATCATCGGTTCTCTCATGCAGCAGAACCAGCAGAAGGATCAGCAACTGCAGCAGATGGCGCAGGAGCTGAAGTTCAAGACCGAGATCGAGACGATGAAGGACGCGGGACAAACCCGCCGCACGATGATCCAGACCACTGCGAAGGTGGATTCTGACGAGAAGCGCGTGGCGGCCGATCAGCAGAACTCCATGCTGGACTTCGAGGGCTGGCTTGCCGAGATTCGCGAGTGGCGCCACCAGGCGGAAGTGAACCGCAATACCAAGCTCGATGTGGCGGAGATTCAGCAGGCTGGTAGCTTGCTCAACACGCGTGTGGAAGCCGAAGCGAATGACCGCGCGGCAGACAAAGCCATCAAGGCGGGCGCGACGGATCGAAAAACCAACGGTGCCACATGAACAGAAAGCTGACAATCGACGAACTTGAAAAACTACTATCGCGCGACGACGAGCAGGCCATTCAGATTTTGCCCAACGGCGAGATCGTTGCGAGCGAACCCAATGAGTCAGGCGATACGCCGAAGCCGCTCACTCTCAGAGAAAATCTCGGCGGCGAATACGGCGCATAACGCGCAGGAGAATTGACGATGAATGCACAGACAGAAACAGTTGAGCAGGAAATCCAGCGCAAGGGCCTCACGGCTCCGCGCGTCACGCCAGCAGATATCGAAGCCAACATCAGTGGCGAGTATTTCTTTACCGCAGACAAGGCGACTGCTGGATGCCCACAGTTCGAATCGCTGAAGCTGCTGACATTCTGCGTCCTCGTGCTCAAGAACGGCTATACCGTGCACGGTGTCAGTGCCTGCGCGAGCCCGGAGAACTTCGATGAGGCCCTCGGCCAGCGCATCGCGCGCACAAACGCGGTCAATGCAATCTGGCCCCTGATGGGCTACGCACTACGCCAAAACTTGATGGAAATGCAGGCCCCACCTCCGCAAGTCATGAGTGACTCTTGATTTTCCATAACAGTCAAGCGCACTATCCACCTCGCAGCGCAACACGCTGAGGTATTTTTTCGATGCAGGTCGTCACCAACGAGAACATGCAGGAGTTCATCCAGAACCGCTCCGTGCCGGAATACAAACCCCCGGTGGAAGCGAAGACGGAAGAGAAGCCTGCTACTCCGGCAGTGACGACAGAGACGAAGAGCGAGGCGAAGGCGCAAGAGCCCAAGCCTGAATCCGAACGGCCGCGCGGTGAAGACGGCAAGTTTCTAAGTGTTGAAGAGGTCGCCAACGCAGCAGCGAAAGCGGCAGAGAAGAAAACCGAAGACGATGACGGTGCTGACCTAACAGGTCCCATCAAGGCGAAGATCGACAAGATCGTTGCCAAAAAGCACAGGGCGATGAAAGAGGCTGAAGAGTTCGGGCGCGAAGAATGGCGCGCACGAGCGGCAGCAGAGCAGAGGGCAGAAGCTCTACAGCGTGAGATAGACACGTTGAAGGGCGTGAAGTCAGACGGCCCAAAGCCGGACGGGGATGAACCGAAACCGGAAGACTTCAAAACCTTGGGTGAGTACACCCGGGCGTTGACCAAGTACGAAGTATCGCAGGCGCGCGAGCAGGGGATGAAAGCCCATGCCCAAGCGCAACAGAAGGCACAGGCCGATGAGCGCGTGAATACGTTTGCTCAGAGGCAGGATGCATTCAAGGCAGCCACTCCCGATTACGAAGACGTGATCGGCGCGACTGAATTGAACGTGCCCAATGTCGCGATGCAGTACATGGTTGATAGCGATTTTGGTCCGCAATTGGCGTACTACATCGCGAAGAACCCGGAAGAAAACACAAGGCTGTCCAAGCTCTCGCCGCCCCGCATTATTGCGGAGCTCGGCAAACTGGAGTTGAAGTTCGAGAAGAAGCCTGAAGCTGTGGTTACGACCGCGCCGGCTCCTGCTGCGAGCACCTCCAGAGCGCCCGCCCCGATTCAGCCGCTGGAAGGCAAACAGACGCCGGTCACGAAAGACCCGTCAACGATGTCGTTTCAGGAACTCAGGTCCCACCGCATGCAGGAGCGCGCGGCCAAAGGTGGATAGTTAGCTGACTCGGAAGCGGGGTGTAACAACCTCTTTCTGGAGCATGCCGTCATTCCTAACAATCTATTAACGATCAGCTACATCACGAATGAAGGCTTGGTCGTTCTCGAAAACACGCTGATCTTCGCCGACAAGGTCGATCGTCAGTATTCCGATGAGTTCGCCATCAAGGGCGCCAAAATCGGAGCCACCGTCAATGTTCGCCGGCCGCCGCGCTACCTGGGCACCTTTGGTCCCGCGCTCAACGTCGAAGATACGAACGAGACCTACCAGCCCATCACGCTGCGCAATCAGTTCCATGTGGACGTGCAGTTCACGACCGCAGACCTCCTGCTGTCCATGGACCTGTTCCGCACGCGAGTGCTGAAGCCGATGATAGCGACTACCGCCAACCGGGTAGACTCGGACGGCCTGTACTTCGCCTACCAGAACAGTCCGAATTCCGAAGGCACGCCGGGCGTTGCTCCTGGCAACTACCTGACCTTCGCTCGAGCGCGTGCTCGTTTGGCATCCGAAGCGGTACCGGAAGGCGTGCTGTGCAACATCCTCGATCCGCTCTCCATGGCTGCGGCCTGCGATGGCGTCAAGGGCCTCTTTAACCCACAGGCTGCCATTGGCGAGTACGTCAAGAACGGCATGATCGCGCGGCGCTTCGCGGGTCTTGACTGGTACGAGGATCAGAACGTGGTCTCCTTCACCACTGGTGCCCAGGGCGGCACGCCGCTCCTGACGGCGAACACCGGTGGCGCGTTCCTCACGACCGGATGGGCCGCTGATGGCTTCATCGAAACCAACGGCTGGACCGCATCGACCGGCGTCATCAAAGTCGGTGATGTGATCCAGATGGCGGGCCTCTTCCCGGCCAATCCGCAGAGCCGCACGCAGTACGGCAATCAGCTGAAGCAGTTCGTGGTGATCCCGCCTGCCGGGTATGTGTCGAACCCCTCGGGCGCGGCATCGCCTGGCCTCATCTTCGCGCCTGCGACGCTCACCAGTGGCACGTTCAACGCCACGACCGGCGTCTACACGTCGGGCGCTGGCGCTGGCGCGCTTTCCATCCGCATTACCGAGGCGGTCATCACGGGCGGTCAGTTCGTGAACGCGGTGACAACAGCGGCCTTCACTTCGACTGCGGCGCTCACGGTCAACGGCGGTACGGCCAATGCCTCGATCACATCCCCGCAGGGCATCGTGCTGCACAAATCGGCGTTTGCGCTGGCGTTCGCGGATCTGCCCCTCCCTCGCGGAGTGCAGGAAGCGGCGCGCGCCAACGACTCAGACATCGGCATGAGCATGCGCATGGTCACGCAGTACACGATCAACAACGACGCCATGCCTACCCGGTGCGACATCTTGTACGGGTACGACCGGCTCTATAACCAGCTCAGCGTCCGCATCGCAGGCTAAGGGGAACACACATGGCAACTGTAAATCCTGGTCCTGCGGTCCTTCAGACACAGCAGACGCAAGCGGTTGTAATGCCGCAGAACACCGTGCTTCGCCCCCAGGAGCCGGGTGCGAACATGCTTCGCTTGCTAGCCTTCGTGAAGGGCATGGATGCGAACGCGGCGGCCGTCGATGTGCGGGCGCTGGTGATCAACTCCGATCGCTGGAACGCGCATCTATGCGTGCTCTGTAATGCGTCAATCTCGCTCACCACTGCAACGCTCGGCATCTATTCGGCGCCGGCAGCGGGCGGAACTGCACTCATCACGGCGGCAACAGCACTGGCGCCGTTGTCAGGCCCCACGGTGGTGTTCAAGCCAGCCATCACTACGGCCGGCCTGATCATCTCGTTCCGCCCATCAGCTGGCGCGAGTGATTCGGTGTACTTCCGCATCGCGACCGCGCAGGGCGCAGCAGCCACCTTCGATGCGTACATCTACGGGTATGATTTGTCCTAACAAGCGCTTCGCCCCGGTATAACAGCCGGGGCATTTTTTCCAAGGAGCCATCATGGCCGCAGCAGACATTCCCACCGGCAACCTCGCAAACATTGTGATGTTGCAAGCGACTCTTACGCCCGCAGAAGTCGCAGCAGCGACTACCGCGCAGCAGACATTCACAGTGCAGGGCCTTCGCACGAGCGACATGGTTTTCGTGCAGAAACCTACCGCACAGGCTGGCATCGGCATTTCTGGCGCCGTCGTCATCGCGGCCAATGTGCTCGGTATCAGCTTCGTCAACGCAACGGCTGCGACCGCTACGACACCGACCGCAGGCGAGACTTATCTCATTCTGGTAGTTAGGCGTGAGAATCTGGGTCCACTGCCGACCGCCTTCATATGAGCAGCGTGAACGGCGGCTCGTCGATCTCCGCGCAGGATAATACGCAGGCGCTGATGGTGCCTCCTGATCCTTTGGCCCCTGATGAGGATGGCAGCATTCTCATCGGCAATCAGGATGCAGCCAGCGCGACCGACAATGGCGCTGCGACGACCCTTGCTGGCGGCAAGGGCGGCGCGACATCAGGCGACGGTGGTCCGGTCGAAATCATCGGAGGCGAGGCTACCGATGGTGCCGGTGGTTCGGTCAACATCAGTTCAGGATCAGGAGTTGGCGGCACCAACGCAGGGGGTGACGTCAATATCACGGCTGGCTCATCTGAAGGCGGCGATCCGGGCAAGATCACGATCGCTACCGATGCAGGCGTTCTCATCCAAGCCGATGATACGGGTTTAGGCTTCTTCGGTGAGGCACCAATAGCACAGCCCACGGTCACGGGAAGCGCGGGAGCTAATGCCGCGCTCATCAGCTTGCTGGCGCAATTGGAATTGCTTGGCCTGATAGTCGATGGGAGTAGCTAGTGCAAGACACCCAAGCCTTCGCGCCGTTCTACAGGCGATCTGTTCAGTCGGGCAATCCCAATGCATCAACGGCCGGCACGCTCCTGCCATCGGTTACGGTCACAGGCTCCGCCGCCGTCGCTACCGCAAGCACCGTGTTCCCGGGCACCAATGGCAATGACAGCGTTCAGATCCAGATCGCCAACACCACGACCGCGTGGGCGTATGTAAACTTCGGCGTGTTGTTAGGTGGTATTACGGTTACGGCTGCCACGGTCGCGACTGGTTATCCTGTGGCGCCTGGTGCCGTGGTTGCGGTCACGGTGGACAAGGAAGTGAATGCGGCGAGCGTGATCTTGGGCGCTGCGAGCACGGGCGGAACTACGGTTATCTTCACGCGCGGCGCTGGCGTTTGAGCGTCAAGAGCCCAGGTGGGGGCGGGGGCGGCAACTCAGTTACCGCGCCTATCACTGGTGATGGCAGTGCCGGCAGTCCGCTCGCGCTTGATCTGTCGGCTGCATTCACCTTTACAGGCCTTCAGACAATTTCGTCGGCTGAACCGCGCCTGCGATTCAATGAGACCGATGTCGGAGCCGATCTAAAACTCTGGGATGTCGATGTTAATGCGAGCGTGCTCACCATACGCACGCGTACTGACGCTGATGGCGCTGGCGTCAATGCGATTGCAGTTACGCGTGGCGCGACCACGGCCATTACTAACATTGCTTTCGGCAACGCGACTAACAACCCAACATATACGTTTCTAGGCTCTGGTGCGGTGACAGCAGGTGGATTCACCACTACCGGAGTAGGAACCATAGGCCGTGTTTCCGTCACCTCTACAACGATACCGGGAAACGGTATCTATCGGCCGGCTACTGACCAATTGGCATTCGCTAGTGCCACCACTTTGCGCGGAATGTTCGATGCTACCGGCCAGTTTATTATATCGACGGCTGGTCGTGGCATATCACTACCTGAAGGTGCAAACGCCAAGATGGGCGTCGCTACACTCGTTGGCGGGACAGTTGTAGTTGCAACGACCGCGGTTACGGCCACTTCGCGCATCTTCCTCACATGCCAGTCATTAGGAACTGTCGCCGTTCCATCCGGATATTGCGTTTCTGCGCGCACGGCCGCCACGTCGTTCACAATCCTAGCTTCCGCTCCTACTGACACATCGGTGATCGCGTGGATGATACTAGAGCCGACATGAGGGGTAATTTGCGACGCAGACGTGAGTAATCGACGTCGTGGATATCGGCGCAGCCGTCCATCGCAAGGAAACATACCGGACGGGCCTTTAAGGGCTTTTGTGATTGGAAACTCTCTAACCAATGACGGCAGGCACGATATCGATTCGATTAGAGGCGCAGACATGGGCTCAGCAATTTCGACTGACTACTATATCAACGGCAATTATTCGCTGCGTCTGATCGTTGACGACCCAGACTCGCCACAGAATTCCGCTGGTTTATGGCCAGCGGCTCTGCCGGCCATCGCGCGCAACTTCTTCGCGTTCCAACCGTGGCCGACCACATCAAACACCATGGCCACAGAAAACGCCGCATTCATGACACTCGCGAATGCCGCGCTTTCCAGCCCATCTGTGAATCCGAGATTCTTTCACTACCAGACATGGCCCAGTCAGGTGCGCTTCGGTGACAATTACAGCGCATATTGGGCACTCCCTGTTGTAAATGCTGACAGCACGTTCGTTGTTCAAAAGAAGCAGTTCCATGACTTTTTCTACGCGCGGATTCTCGCGCAGCTGCCCAATACGTTGCTTATTCCAGCAGGCGATGTTCTTGCGGAAATAGACAGACTAGCGCGTCTTGGACAAGTGCCAGGAATATCAACTGTGTTCGAGATGTACCGCGATGTACAGCACTTAAGCGACGCTGGGCGATTTGCGGCTTCAAGCACGCGCTTGGCAGTTATGCTCAACCGCTATCCAACAAGCCTCAACACCCGCGCTTTATATGCACAAGGGCTTGATGGCGCGCCGTTGACAGATGTGCTGGCGGATGTGATTGAGCAGGTCGTGTGGGCAGTAGTTTCTGGCGATACTAGAACCGGAGTGACCCCATGAACTTCACAACCGCTCAAGATTTGGTAACGGGTGCTCTGAAATTTATCAACCAGTACGCCCCTGGAGAGTCGCTTTCCTCGAGTGACGCGAACGATGCCCTTGAGACGCTGAACGACCTTCTCAATTCTCTCTCGACAGATCAGGCGAGCGTGTATGCGACCGATGAGAGCGTGTTCACATTCGTTGGCGGTCAGTACATCTACACGATCGGTAACTACGACGCGGGCACATTCGCCGGCATTGTGACAGCAGCAAGTCCTACGATCACGGGAGTTACGATCCCTACTGACATGCTCATCAATGGCGACTTAACAGGCGCCGGCATTCCAGACGGAACGACCATTCTCGCCTTCGATGTGGGACTCGGCACCATCACCATGAGCGCCAACGGGGTGAGCTCCCCCGGTATCCAGCAAATCGAGTACACGATACCGGGGGACTTCAAAGTACAGCGCCCGCTGCGCATCACGAACGCCTTCACTCGTATCAATACTGGAGCGTCAGGCCTCGATTACCCCATTGAAATCGTGGACGGCAAGCGCTATCAGGACATCGGCTTCAAAGGCATCGCAGGGCCTTGGCCGATTGTGCTTTGGTACAACCCGACATTTCCTCTTGGGACTATCTACTTCTATCAGAACCCGTCAGGTAGCGGCGAGCTGCATTTGTTCTTGGATCTGATCATCACGAACCTTGAAGACCTGACGCAGCAGCTCGTCATGCCGCAGGGATATTCGAGAATGCTCAAGCGTCTGCTGGCTCGTGAGTTGGCGCCTGAGTACGGGGCTATCTGGACGGCGCAGCAGGAACGACTGACGAAGGAAGCGTACGACGCCGTGAAGTCTCTGAACATGGTGCCGCAGCCTGTGTCTAACTACGACGCGAACTTACAGCAGGGTCGCGTGACAGACGCCGGGTGGATTTTGCACGGCGGCTTCAGGTGAGCTATGTCGGTGGCGATTTCGGCTTCGTAGGCCAGTCTTATAAGGCCCCTGACCCATCGCAGGATCGCCAGGCCACAATCAACTTCTATCCTGAGATCAGTCAGGACGACAAATCAAAAACCCCCACAGCCTTGTTAGGATGCCCTGGCTTAAATCCCCTGTTCTCCGTCTCCGCCGATGGTCCCGCAGGTGGTGAGGTGCGTGGCCTATGGGTGCTACCGGGCGGCGAGCGAGCCATAGCGGTTTGCGGCAACAACTGCGCGATGATCGAGCTGTCAGTACCGGCGACGCAGACTTCCATTGCGCAGTTCACAGTCACGATATTCGGGACGCTACTGACCAACAACGGCCCCGTAGGCATTCGCGACAACGGCCCTGGCGGGCAGATCGTCATTGTGGATGGGCCTTTCGGCTATACCGTGAACATGGTGGGGCCGCCGATCTTTTTGCAGATCGTGGACCCTGGATTTTTGGGCGCCGATCGCGTGGCATTCATCGACGGCTGGCTCATCTTCAATCGCCCGGGAACGCAGACCTTCTACACAACGGGACCTACGCCCTACACGATTACTTTCCCTGGCGCCTTCTTTGCGTTGAAGGACTCGAGCTCTGACAATCTCATCACGCTCTTTGAGAACGAACGCGAGCTATGGCTCATCGGTGAGCGCACGAGCGAAGTCTGGTACGACGCCGGTGGCGCTAACTTCGCCTTCTCGCGCATTCCGGGTGTAGCGCCGCAAATCGGCTGCTCCGCGGTTCATTCCATTGCCCGATTCGGCGCCAACCTTGTGTGGTTGGGGAAATCCGAGCGCGGCGAAAACGTCGTGATCATGACCGAGCAATACAGTTACAAGGACATCTCCACACGAGCAGTGGAGGCCGCGATCTCTAGCTACCCGCTGGTCAATGATGCAGTTGGTTTTGTTTATGAAGAGCAGGGGCACCTCTTCTACGTGCTCACCTTCCCCACGGCCGACAAAACCTGGGTGTTCGACGGCACCACGAACATGTGGCACGAGCGCGCATCGTTCACCGCGAGCACGGGTGCCTTCCATCGAGCTCGAGCGAACTGCTTCATGAACCTACAAAACATTCGCATGGTCGGGGACTTCGAGACAGGCTTCGTGCACCAGATGAGCCGTAGCGTGTATACGGACGCCGGGCGCGACCCCGAGAGCGGACTTCCGACCATGGAACCGCTGGTCGCCGTGCGCCGAGGGCCTACACTCTGGAGCCGCGAGAATCGTAAGCGTCTGTTCCATGCATCATTGCAGGTGGACTTTGCTCCTGGCGTCGGGCTTCAGACCGGCCAAGGCGAGAACCCCCAGGCCATGATGCGATTCTCGGACGATGCGGGGGCGACATTCGGCACCGAGCGCTTCGCCGATATCGGGCGGGCGGGGCGTACCAAAAACCGCGCCATATGGCGCAGGTTAGGCCAGGCGCGCGATCGGGTGTATGAGGTGCGTATCTCAGATCCGGTGCAGCGGGATATCGTTGGGGCGACTCTCTTTGCCCAAGGCGAGCAGGAGGGCTAGTGGCGAGTCAGTTCAATACGCTGCCGAATTATCCGGTACAACTCGCCGAAAAGGGCTACACCAGCAAGGACTGGTATTTTTTCTGGGCGGGCCTCTTTAAGGGCTTAGCGCCTGGAAACGTGGAACCGGTGGTGGTTGGCCCATCGCCATTCACCTACACAGCGCTAAAACGCGGCTCTATGATCGTCAACGGCGGCACAGTCTCGCTGATTGAATTCTCGCGCGATGGGGTCAATTTCTTCGATGTCGGCGCGACGGCTGGCATGTTTGCATTAAATGCGTCGGACCAGCTACGGGTTACCTATACAGTCCCTCCGATCATGACGTTTGTGCCATCGTGAGCGCCGTCGCGCCGCCTTGAGTCGATTGCTGGCGCGCTGTACAGTCGCCCGTTAGAGCAGGTTTGCCGCGTGATTGGCTCGTCACGACCGCCATTTGAGGCGCTATGAGCCAACCTGCACTTCCTGCACCTCCTGCACTTCGCGAGACTACCGACCCGACAGCGCACCTGTCGCACGCTGAGCAAGTGGCCTTCATCGGGCACTGCTTATCAGCGTTACCACAGACCGAAATGCCGCTCAGGCATCACTTCGCGCCGGGGCTGTACCTGCGCGAAATCTTCATGCCGGCCGATACCGTGGTCATCGGCATGATTCATAAAACTGAGCACTTCAATATCCTTGTCAAGGGTGCCTGCTACATCGTGCATGACGATGGTAGTCGCGAGGAATTGCGAGCGCCGCGTGTGTTCGTGTCAAAGGCTGGCGTGCAGAAAGTTCTCCACATCACCGAAGACATGATCTGGATGACAACTCATGTCACTGATGAAACCGACACTGACAAGATTTTCGATGCGCTGGTTGAGCAGATCCCTGAAAACCCGCTGCCGCAGTTGGCTAATCCATTCATGCCATCATTGGAGCAATCATGACCGTCGCATGGATCGGTGTGGGAACAGCGTTGCTAGGCGCTGGTGCTTCATATGCTGGATCGAAAAAACAAGCCGATGCCTCCAAGAAGGGTGCAAACCTTCAGATGGAGCAATTCAATCGCATGCAGGCTCAACAGCAGCCGTTTATCCAGTCTGGATACGGCGCCATGGGCAAGCTCAACACGTTGTTAGGACTGGGCGGCGGGCAGGCGGGCTACGGTGGTCAGCCTCGAGGCGGCGCAATTCCGCCGGGCATGGGGCCACAAGCGCCCCCATCAGGACTCACTGTGAACAATGGACCGAATGGTCCTGGCGTTCGCTTGCCGCAGTATCTGCCGGGGGGTAGTGGCGGAGGCATGCAAAACCACATGGTTTCAGCCCCCAAGATGGCGCCGCAAGCCATGGGCGGGCAGTCATCGCGCCTGAAACAGTTGTTAGCCTTGCGCGCGCAGCATGGCGACACTGAAGCGGCTCGCATGCTGGAGTTGGTCTGATGGGCTTCCTCAATGACCTGTTGAACCCTGTCAAGCATTTTCAGGACGCCAAGCACGGCATAAAGTCGCTCGCCAGTGGCGATATCAAGGGCGCGCTTGATCCAAGCGGCCATATCTTGGGCGGCTCATCGCCGAAAACACCGCCGCAAGCTGTCGCTGGCCCGCAGGAGATGGACCCATCACTCTACGGTGGCGATGCCTCTGACCCCGCGTACGGATCGCTTCTGGAGGGTTTCAGCGGCGATATCACGAAGCCTTTCGGGGTGGAGGAGTTCTACAACTATCAAGATCCTGGTTACGCATTCCGATTGCAGCAGGGAAATCAGGCATTGCAGAATTCTGCCGCAGCGGGATCAGGCGCGATGTCGGGAGCGGCATTGAAGGACTTGCTTGGCTACAACCAAGACATGGCATCTCAAGAGTACGGCAACGCGTTCAACCGCTATCAGACTGAGTACAACCGCTCCTTCGATCAACGCAACATCGAGCAGGGAAACATTTTCTCGCGCCTGTCGTCCATCGCGAATCTTGGTCAGAATGCGGCAGCCGGCGTCGGTCAGCAGGGAACCGCGCTCGCTGGCAATGCTGGCCAGATGCTCTCCAATGCAGGAGCGGCGGAAGGTGCGGGCATAGTCGGAGCTGGCAATGCCATCGGCCAAGGCGCGTCTAACTACTGGCTCATGCGCCAGATGGGTCAGCCGCCACCGCCCGCAGTCGGGGGAGTGTAATGGCTGAGGACACTGCACTCGTTGGCCTAGGCGTGCAGCCCATCGACATGATGGGCAAGATGAGCCAGTTGCTGCAAATCAAGCAGCAGCAGCAGGCGTTGGCCGGACAGCAGGCGCA